CGATCCGAGCGAGCAGAAGTCCGTCGGCGAACAGCTGTCGGATTCGGATGACTACCAAGCACTGACCACGAAAGGTCGCGGCATTGCGCGCCTGAATCTGAAGGCCGTCACCAACATCACCAGCGCGACCACCGGCACTGGCGGCGTCGGCGCGGGCATTCAGCCGACCCGCGTCGCGGGGATCATCACCGATCCTGAGCGTCAGTTCACGATCCGCGATCTGATCATGCCTGGCCGAACCGCTTCCAATGCGGTTGAGTTCGTGCAAGAGACTGGCTTCCAGAATATGGCAGCACCTCAGGCAGGCGAGGGCACGCTGAAGGCCCAGTCCGATCTGTCGTTTGGCATGGTCACCACCACTGTCAAAACCATCGCTCACTGGTTCAAAGCATCGAAGCAGGTCCTGTCGGACATCCCGTTGCTGCAGAGCTACATCAACGGCCGTGCCATCTACGGCCTTAAGTACAAAGAAGAAGAACAGATCCTCGCTGGTGACGGCACCGGCCAGAACCTGTTGGGCCTGATCCCGCAAGCCACCACTTTCAACGAAGCGCTGCGCAAGGCCGGCGACACCAAGATCGACACTCTGCGCCGCGCGATCCTGCAAGTGCGGGTCGCAGAATACCGTGCTTCGGCGATCGCGCTGAACCCGGTCGACTGGGCAGATATCGAGCTGACCAAGGACAGCACCGGCTCCTACATCTGGGTCAACGTCCAAGAAGGCGGCGTCCAGCGTCTCTGGAAGTTGCCGGTGGTGGACAGCAATGCTGTACCTGAAGGCGAGTTCCTGGTTGGCGCAATGAACATCGCCGCCCAGGTGTTCGACCGCGAAGACGCCGCTGTCGAGGTTTCGACCGAAGACGGCGATAACTTCCGCACAAACATGGTCACTATCCGTGCCGAAGAGCGCCTGGCTCTGGCGGTGTACCGTCCGGAATCCTTCGTGCACGGCGAGTTCGAAGACCCAACGCCTTAATTCCTCAATCATCCAAGGAGCGCGCCCGGGTGACCGGGCGTGTGTGCTAATGCCAGATATCGAAGTGACAACCAAAAAGGGCTTTCTTAACGGTCATGAGTACGTGAAGAAAGGCCGTGACATTACCGTCGATGAGTTCCGCGCCAAGGAGCTTCACCGGAACGGATTGATTGAGGATTACGACGTGAAGCAGGCGGCCGAACCCGAAAACAAACAGGCCAAGGAAGCGGATAACAAAGCTGCGCCAGAGGCCAGCCAAAAGCCGAAACCCGAGCTGAAAAACAAGGCTAAATAATCATGAGCGTGATCAACATCGAATTGGCGATGAAGCACCTTTTGGCTGAACCGGAGGATCAGGATCTCGTCCAATCGCAACTGGATGGGGCCGAAGATGCCGCAATGGCTTATCTCCAGCGCGCGTTCTTTGTTGATCAGGCTTCCCTTGATGCTGCTCGCTTACAAGTGCCCGCCGCGCGGAACGCTGCTCGCATTGCATATGACGCCGCCTTGGCCGCTTCTGCTCTGACCGATGATCACCTCTTGCGGTGCGAAGAGTTGGCCGATGCGACTTTTTCTTTTACTGAAGCGCTGGACGCCGCAACGCGAGCCGCCCGCGGAATCGTAATCACCCCCAGTATTCAGTCCGCCTGCCTCTTGAAGCTCGGCCATCTATTTGCCAACCGCGAAGAGGTGGTGACCGGCACCATTGCTACCGAATTACCCTTGGCCTCCAAGGCCCTGTTGATGCCATATCGCATCGGGATGGGTGTCTGATGAGAGCCGGTAAATTGCGACAACGGATCACCTTCCAAGCACTTGGCCTCACGCAGGACCCGGTTACCGGCGAGCAGGTCGAAGGATGGACGACGGTGTGGGAGAAGGTTCCTGCATCGGTCGAACCGCTCAGTGCTCGAGATCTGATCGCCGCTCAGGCGGGTCAGTCCGAAGCATCCGGCCGCATGGTTATCCGGTACCGCCCCAGGGTTCTGCCTACGATGCGAATCCTGCACCGTGGCGACGTTTACAACATACAAGGCCCACCGCTTCCAGATCCTGATTCGGGCCTTGATTACCTCACCATTCTGGTGGCGAAGGGGCTGAATGATGGCTGACAACATCGAGTTCAGCCTGGTCGGCATCGACTCGCTGGTTGGGAAACTCGAAGCCATCAGTTACGACATGAAGCGAAAGGGTGGTCGATCCGCGCTACGCAAGGCGGCGCAACTGATCGCCGACAAGATGAAAGAGGGCGCGCAGCGAATCGATGATCCTGAAACCGGTCGATCAATTGCGGCGAACGTGGCGCTCCGCTGGAACGGCAAGCTTTTCAAGGCGTCCGGCGACCTTGGGTTCAGGGTCGGCGTTCTGCATGGCGCCGTCCTCAAAAACGGCGGGGACACCTCCGCCAACTCGCCGACACCTCACTGGCGCTTGATTGAGTTCGGCACCGTGAACATGCGTGCTCAACCATTCGCGCGGAAAGCCCTGGCGGACAACATCAGCGAAGCAACGAACACATTCATAACCGAATACGAGAAGACCATTGACCGTGCGATCAAGCGCGCGGCCAAGGCGTCTGGGAGTAGCTGATGCCAGCAGCACCAATCTTCACCGTGAGTGCATCTGACGCTGGCGTTAGCGCTCTGCTTGGCGTGACGCCTCACAGGCTGTATCCGTTCGGCGAGGCGCCCGAGGGTGTGGCGAAGCCGTATGCCGTTTGGCAGCTGGTCACCGGCAGCCCCGAGAACTACTTGGCGGGGCGGCCTGACATCGACGGCTTCACGCTGCAGGTCGATGTCTACGCCGCAACTGCGTCATCTGCCAGGGCAGTCACCGACGCCATAGCCCGTGCCATCGAGTTGAAGGCAAACGTTGTTCGCTGGGGCGGCGAGAACAAGGACACAGCGACAAACCTGTACCGGTCGAGCTTCGACATCGACTGGCTTGTACCCAGGTAGCCAAACCCCAATCCCAAGCCCGCCCTGTGCGGGTTTTTTATGCCCGACATTTGGAGAACGCCATGTCGATCCTTTCCCAAGGAACCCAGATTTACGCACTCGTGCCGACAGTTGCGAACCCTTTGATTTTCGAGATTCTCGAGATCGAGTGCGCAACGGCTTTCAGTCCTGGCGGCAACCCTGCTGACCAGATTGAAACTACGTGCCTCAGTCAAAAGGTGCGGACCTACATGCGTGGTCTGCGCACTCCTGGCCAAGCCTCGCTGACGTTGAACGCGGACCCCCGCAACGCATCCCACGTGCGCCTGCATCAGCTGTCTGAAGACGACAGCATTGAAAGCATCCGCTGGGCGGTTGGCTGGTCTGACGGTACCGACATTCATCCGACCGTTGGCACTGCTGGAGCATTGGCCGCAATCAGCCTAACCACTGGCGGAACCGGCTACACGACCGCTCCAACTGTCGCTATCACTGGCGGCGGCGGTACCGGCGCGACTGCTACCGCGATCATCAGCGGCGGGGCAGTGACCGGCTTCAATATCACCAACCCAGGCGCCGGCTACACGTCGACCCCGACCATTGCTCTGACTGGAGGTGCAGGTACTGGCGCGACAGCGGCCGCCGTCCTCGGCGACAGCGACGATTTCGTTCTGCCTAGCACCCGCACCTGGTTCATCTTCGACGGCTACGTCTCCGACTTCCCGTTCGACTTCGCCGCAAACGCTGTGGTCACCACTGCTGCCGCCATTCAACGGTCCGGCGGTTCGGCCTGGATCCGTAAAACTGCCTAAGGGTTTGAAATGAAACTGACTCTTGAAAATCTGAAATCGGCCGGCGCCTTTACGGGGCGACCGGTTGAGAAGGAAATCACCTGGATGCAGGGTGATAAGGAAATCACGGCGACCGTGTTTATACGTCCCCTTGGCTACCAAGCTGCGATCAGCGATGTGAACTCGTTGAATGGCAAGCAGGACAGCCTTGCCGGGCGCCTGGCTGCGAGCGTGTGCGATGAGAGTGGTGTCCCGGTGTTTACCGTTGACGACATCACTGGCGCCGCTGACCCAGAGCGTGGTGCGCTGGACGGCCGTTTGACCGTTGCGTTGCTCGCCGCCATGTTTGAGGTGAACAACGCGGGAAAGATGAAGAGCTCACCGCCCTCGACGAGCTCGAGCACGAACTCGCGCTCTCCCTCGGCTGCACGATCGCGGAAGCCCGCGAAAGGGTGAGCACGCTCGAGTTTCATCGGTGGGCCAAGTACCGCAAGGAGCGCGGCTCACTGAATGTAGGGCTGCGCATTGAGCGGAGCGTGGCGGTCTTATCGGCGATGTATGCCAACAAGATCAGCAAGGACGGTGGATTCAAGTTTACTGACTTCATTCCCCATGAAGGAAACCGACCGGTTAGCCTGGCAGAGGCGATGAAAGCTTGGGCGTAAACACCACCGATTGAGGGCCGGCCCGCAACTGCGGGCTTTTTTACGACTGGGAGAATGGGAATGGCCGGCAAATCACTGGGAACACTGACACTGGACCTGGTGGCGAAGATCGGGGCTTTCACAGGCCCGCTCGATAAAGCCAGCCAGGAGGCGAAGAAGCGCAACGCAGAGATCGCCAAGTCATTTGACAACTTGGCGAAGGGTGTCGGTGTCGCGATAGGCAGTATCCCGGCCGTCCTGACGGCGCTGGTTGTTCACTCGGCAAGCGTGGCAAAAGAGATATCTAACCAGGCAGCGCTTGCCGGTCTTGGGACCACGGAATTCCAAAAATATGCCGCCGCTGCGAAAACCGTAGGGGTTGAGCAGGACAAACTTTCGGACATCTTCAAAGACACCAACGACAAGATGGGTGACTTTGCGAGCACTGGTGGGGGCGAGCTAAAAGACTTTTTTGAAAACATCGCCCCCAAGGTTGGACTCACTGCCGAAAGCTTCAAAAAGCTGAACAGCAAGGACGCTCTGGCGCTCTATGTCACCAGCCTTGAAAAAGCGAACGTAAGCCAGCAGGAAATGACCTTCTACATGGAGGCCATCGCCAACGACTCGACCGCACTGGTTCCGCTGCTGCGCAACGGCGGTAAAGCTTTTGATGCGCTTGGTCAGGCCGCATTGGACGCCGGCATCGTTATGGACGAGACGACGATCTCTGCAGCTAAGCAGTTCGGTATAGAGCTTCAGGGATTGGGGCAGTACATCACCTCAGCGCAAACGATGCTCGCTGCTGAATTCCTCCCGGTGCTTGCTCAGTTTTCGAAGGACATCAATCAATCAGCGAAAGACGCTGGCGGCCTGAGCGGTGTCGTCGGCGATCTGGGTGAAAAACTGGTAACAACAACGGCTTTCTTTGTAAACGCCGGAGATGGCGTAGTCCGCGTTTTCGACATTGTCGCCAATACGTTGGTGGGCATGTTCGCCACTGCGGTCGGGCACACGAACAACCTGGTCGCCCAGGCAAACAGTGCATTGGGCACGCTTTCGTTTGGTGAGACATCAAAGGAATTCAAGGCTACCGCTGCGGAGTATGCGAATGACGCGAGAATCCAATTCAGCATCGCTGCACAAGCTGCGGACAGCATCAATGAAAGCCTGACCCAGCCGCTTGCTGGTGACAAATTCAAGGAGTACGTGGCTAACGCAAAAAAGGCCGCGTCGGAAATTGCTTCCACCACTCTCAGCGTGACGCCTGGCAAAGGCAGTGGTGTGGATCCCAAGGCCATTGAGCGCGCGAAGAAAGCCGCACAGGACGCCGCCACCGCAGCCAAAAAAATAAGCGACACGTTCAAAAGCACTGAGACTGACCTCGAACGCCAGATCGCGCTGATCAACACCAGTACAGACGCCCAGAAAAAAGCGACTGAGATTGACAAGATCCGTTTTGAAGTTGCATCGGGAAAATTGGTCGGGATCAACGCAATCCAGCAACAGCGTCTTGAAGGGCTGGCGGCTGAGCTGGATGCCCTGCAAAAAATAAAGCTCGCCAACGAAGATGCCGCG